AAACAGGTAGCAAAGTAGCATAGTAGTTCACAGGTACTTTAGTAGCACCATCTAGAACGTAGTAGTAACCTTGGCTAGTACCATTATTACCTTTTGCTTCAGTAGCAGGAACATCCTTTACTTTAACTCCTTTGTTGGGATATCTATGTAGTATTCTACCTTTAAAACTATAAGGTACTAACGCCTTACTAGTTTCTTCTTTACACAACCAAGGTAATTCTACTTTAGTTGAGTTTACAATAAATTTAGTAGGTGTGGCAGCAAATCTACCACCAATAGTTTTCTCTCCTTGAGCTAAATCTAGGTTAGTTGTATATCTATACTCCCCGTATACCTTTTTATACGTCTCTGAATAATCCTTATTTAGTACGTCGGTATCTTCACCGTCACTAAACTTTAATGTACGTGCTTGATCTTTTAACGGACTAGCAACTTTATACTTAGTATCTCTATCTACAATATCAGTCCAATCAACGACTGTTCCTAGGTCTACCCAGGTATTGAAAGGTTCTATTAAGAGTAAATTACGTTGGTTACGTACAGGTTCAATTACTAGATTAAACTTCTCTGCTAACCCTTTTAGGAAATCCTGAATAGTTAAGTCAGGCGGGAAGATTGCACCAACATTTAATGTACCAGAATATGCACTAGGAGCTCCCTGTACTTTAAAGAAGCTAGAACTTACTCCTGGTTGAACACGTAATGTTTCATTACTGTTTCTACCTAAGTAACCACCTTTTAGTGTTACTGTATCTCCAGCATTTAACTGTAGCTTGGTTGCCGGTACTGTTATTGTACCAGTAGTTGCAAAACCAAGATCAAATACTGATCTAGCTTGCCTTACGTTATTTACTGCAAGTTCAAATACAAACTGTCTAGTATTAGGGAAAGGAGTTGATCCAGTACCCGTTACTACAATCTGTAGTTGAGAAGAGAAAGTATAACTACCTGTTACTAATGCAGTATAAGTAGAAGTTGCAGGATTGTAAGCAGCTGCCGTATCTGTTAACTCAGTACCGAAGTTAATCTTAGTAGGTGTAACTCCTAGAATACCGAATGTAGGATTAGGAGATACAAAAGACTGAGTTACTGTAGGTGTTGCTAATACTGAAGAAGATACTGAGTTAACGAATGTAACTCCCTCTCTTTCATCAGGTGTGGTTAAGTAATACAGAGATTCAAAATACTCACTGTTTATAAAACTAGAAGTATACTTGTAATCTAAAGCATTAAATACCTCGTCTAGAATAGTTTTTACTCTAATACTAGGTTTTAACTGACTTATCTTTAAAGGTGTATTTAAACTATCGATACTACCAGTAGTACTTAAGAACCCACCCGGGCTAAATTGTACTGCCGGTGAAGTAGGGTCATCAGGACTAGATCCGTAGTTAACTAACGGGTATAAAATAGCACCGTTAAATAGGTCATCATTCCAAGACTTAGATACGTTAGTCCAGTTGTAGGCGTGATTGTATTTAGACCAGTTAGCTGTTAAAGAACCTAAAGTCTTCTGTTCTACTTTAGTTCTAAAATCTACAGTTTCGTTTACTACTGCACAGTTATAAATTACGTCATAGTATTCATCTGATATAATATCTACAATGTATAGCTTTCCTGCAAATACTGCCTCTCCATCTACTAGTACTTGACATGCAACTGCCTTACTGAAGGCTACTGCCGGGGTAGTACCTAGATCAAATAAGCTGTTAAAAAATTGATTGTTTAGATCATTACCCGGTAATGTAAATTGTTGAGATGAAATACCGAATAGTTCTCCTATCTCTTGAGATTCAATTGCACTAATATCTAACCTAAGATCTACTCCATCAAGGATCTCAAGGTCAAATTTCTGACCGTTTTCGTTGAACGCTCTTAGTAATACCTGGTATTGTTTATTCATTATCTAGATCTCTTAGAGTTAGCAAGTGCGTAAGTTACTGTATACTTAAATAATTTTTGAGTTTTAGGATTAGTCTTACTATCAAAAGCTGTATCTAAAATTACTACGGGTAACATGGTTAGTCCATCTTGAATGAATACGTTAGGAGAGTAGAACATTCCTTGAATCCAGTCTGCCTGTACGGTTGTTAACCAATCACTGTTTACTGTAAACTGTTCGTTAATGTTAGTATAGTAGTAATCGTTACCTCTCCTGGTACGGTCATAAGGTACAGAAGTCGTTGAGGTATTGTAAGGTACAAAGCTACGTTTATATCCTCCTCTTTCTAAGTTGGTTATCTTAGTGTCTGCAAGGGTATAATTAAACCAATCCCAAGTTCCATAGTCGTTTATCCAAGCAAACCTAACTCCGGTATAACCACATTCAGGAACCTGTCTTTCGATAGTAAATGTATCCCAGGTAGCATTAGTATTTATAACGTTACTACCGGACTGTGGGTGTAGTTTAGCGATATAGTTAGTCCAGGTATTAGCCGTGAAGTCAAAGTTACCGTAGTTGCTTAAGTTTTGAGGACCTAAACCTACATAGAGTAGTAAAGAGCCTGAAGTACTTGACCCTGAAGGATTAGTACATGTTTGATTTATTCCTGTAGATGACCATAACTGTGCCGATCCTGTTCTAGGTCCACCCTTAGATATAATACCAGTATCGAAGTTAAAGATAGACTCAGAATATATAGGAGTAGCATTGTTATACACGGTATAGCTTAAAGCATATATATCCTGTGCAGTAGTTGTACTACCGGAAACATTTCCATTGAGAACACCTGCAATTAAGTAATCACTATCTTGAGCATATTGAGTTCTAGGTCCATCTGACAATACTACATTTTTAGTAAATGAAGCACTTGAAGGAGTTACTTGCGGACTATAAAAAGAACCGCTAATCCAGTTCCAATCTCCAGAGTTAGGATCTATTACACCATCTACTAGGTAGTAGTAAGGTAAAGAACCAGTCTGTGCAGGACTACCAGTTACGTTGTTTACAATACCGTTATATATCGATACTGAACTACTAACTGAAGTACCGTACTCTTCTCCGAAAGCTACTTTGAAGAATTTAGCTGCTTCAGTATTCTTATGGAAAGGTCCATCAGCACCCATCTGAAATAACTCCTGAGTATTATCGTAGTCAAGGTATTGCTTAACGATTCTACCTAAGTTAAATACTCCGTAGCCGGAAGGGTTAGGTTGTTGTTTTATAGTTGTTAGTGTACTACCGCAACCACTCTGTAAAACACAGATATACTGGTACTGTGCAGACCCTGTTTGATTGGAAGATACCTCCCATATCATATCAGAGTTAGCTAAGTTCAGCTGACCGGGGTATTGTTGTATTGTTATACTCATATTGTAAATGTTTTATCAAATTCTATTTCAAAGGCTGTTGCCATTGCATCGTCCATCATATTCTTATATACAGTTTCAAATGCCGGCTCAATAAACGGTTTAGGTTTCTTAAATCTCTGTCCTTTCTTACCTATGTTAGTTGCTATTGCCCAGGCAAAAGATTCTAGGGATAAACCTGTAGGAACCTTGATTCTCCTAAGTACAATCCAGTTCTGTATAGCACGTACTGGAGGCATCTTTCCAGGACCTCTTTCAGCTCCTGAATCAACATACTCACCGTACTTCTCCATAAGGATTTGTAAAGTATAGTTTCCAGAGGTATCTTTAGTTACTTCGTATCCTATAGAGTTAGAAAGCTTACCTGTTAAATCAGAACCGTTAGCAGATAGGTTATCTCTCATCTGTTCGACAAGAGCCTTACCTATTCTGTTTAGTTGTTCTTCCCAGGCATTCATATCTTATAGTTTAGGGAAGTTACAGAAATCTAATACGTAGTCAGTATTAACTACAATAGTACCTACCCAGCCGCAAACCCTATCATTGAAGGCTTCGTTTACCGGTACAATACTCTGTAAGGTACAAAAGTAATCCTGCTGTTCTGATCCTAGGTTAAAATAAGCTAAGATATCATACAGGTACGTTTCCGTCTGTGATAGTAACTTAGTATAGTCAACATCAGTAAGTTTAGGTACATCTAACATATACAATTCAAACGTTAAACTCCTGGTTCCTGAAATACCATTAGCATTTAGGTTTATACCTTGAGAGCTTAGAGGTCTTAAGAATGCATAAGGATAAGGTACGTTCTGACTAGCAGCATCTAACTTATCTAAAGTACCTGAACTAAAGAAGTTAATTGCCAGATGCTCATTACAGGCAGTCTGAAACTTGTTAACAATCTCGGCGTAGGTATATGGGTATGACATTATTTTGCTTTATTTAAGATAGCTTCTACGATTTCTTTATGAACGCCATACATTGCACAAACTCTATCAATAGGTACAACCTTAGTCCAGTTGTAGATATCTTGTTCTTCTGCAGTTAGTTCAGATAGTTTTACCTACAAAGATTTACCTTTTAGTACAAACTCTTCGTTAGTATTGGTAATTGCTATTTCGTTGTTTAATTCTTCCATCGTTGTTGTTGTTGTTTTTGTTTATCTAATTTTTGTTTCTCCAATTCGTAATCTAAGGACATCCAGTTAAATACAAATGTTACACTTAATTCAAGGAGGGATTTATCTCCTGTGACGGAAAGGATGGGGGATTTTGCAAGTTGATAGAGAGTATGTAGCCAACCGTAGTGTTGAGCAATCGATTTTTGATCTTCTGCTTCCTTGTCAGCTTCTTCGCCTCCTTCTTCCACTCTTCCATTATCTGGGAAGATATTTCCGAACTTTTTAAGGAGTGTACTCCTGCTAGCAAAAAAAAACTAAGAGCTCCTAATGCTACTGAAATAGGAAAGTTTTCAAACTTCTTTGCATTTACAACTCTTTGTTCATTATCATACTCCTCTATATCATAATACTTAAATACGTTCTCTTGATCTCCTTTGTATGCTTTTACTACTGTATTCCAGATTAGTCCAGAGGTATTTAACTTATTCTCTGTTACGGGTCTGAATAGTATTGCAAGGATCTCTGTGAAGTTCTTTCTAGCATCTACAAGTAGTCCTTCTAGGTCAATATACTCTTTTAGAGTCATTCTATGCAAAGAACGGTAACCGTATAAAGTACCTTCCCATTCTATAACCGGATAGAATTCTGGTTTAGTATCTGAGATTAGTTTACGTACTTGCGGATATGCCTGTGAGATTAATGGTAAAGGCCAGCTTAATACTTCATCTTCAGTATGCTCGGTTAGTAATGCAATCGTTGCTACCATTTGATCGACAGGATCTAAACTGGTAAACATTTCATACATTTGATACTGACGTACTGAAAAGTAGTCAGGAATTGTTAAAGTTATTTTCTTGTTCTCAAGCATCTTCTATATTAATTATGTTCTTAATTTACTATCCCTCTATATATATTCAATTAAATTTAGCACGAGCTACCGATCCTCCTACATAGAAAGACTTTGCACTAGATACTATTTTATGCCTTGCTTCATTAGCTAGCATCAAGCTTATCACGCAGTCATCGTTCATTCCTACTCCGCCAAACGTTATTGCACCGTTAGCGTTTATCTTATAGCTGTAGGCATTTAGTTCGTTTGAAAGCTGAGGAAATAACTCTTTACTTGGTAGTTCCAGTACTCCTTCTTCCATATCCAGTATTAGTTTTCTGATACCTTGAGTCTTAGATTCATTAGTAGTAACGAAGTCTCTGGTTACTTTTATATGCTCTTTAAGTAAGTCATACATCGACTTTCCTATACCGTTAGTCTCTACGTATCCACCTACAGGCTTGTACCTGCGTAGAACCTGTATAAACCTTGCAGCTACCTCTTGAACCGGTAGGTTATTTATCCGGTCTATAAAGAGGACTTGTCCTGTTTCGCTAATGATCGTAAGTACTGAGAAGTCAGAAGAGAGTCCCGTGTCCGTTCCGAAGAAGGTCTTTTGTCCCGTTCCATCTGACCATTGAGTACGAATGCAAGCGAGAGAAACATTACGGAAAACATCAGCAGTAGAGTCAGTAAACTCACCAAGATACTCCTGACGATAGATGTCGGGTGGCAATGATTTTTGTTGTTCATGTAAAAAGTTTTTATCTGTGAATGGATTCTCTTCTGAAATACCTTCAAAAGAGATGTAAGTATCTGAAGGTTCTTTACCCTTCAAGTACCATTGATAAAACCAGTTCTTACTTCTTGGAGTAGAAATAATTAAGCATTTCTTTCCTAAAGCAGTTAACGTTGGTAGAACAGCTTCATTTATCGCTTCTTCTTTGGAGAATGCTGCTTCATCAATAACCATATAATGAAAACTGAAACCCCTGATACTGTTATAATTGTCAGTACTAAGGAACTTAATATTCGAACCATTTATAAAATCTATTGTTAAATCGGATCTGTTTTGTTTATCTATAAGCTGATGACAAGCTATTGTTATCTCATCGAATACCTTCTTACACTGACTATATACAGGACTAATCCAGGAGCCTTTAGTATTTGGTTCTCTTAGTAACCAGAATAGCATTAGGTTCATACCCAGTAAAGACTTCCCATACTGTCTCCCACAACTCACTATACAGAACTTATGTACCGAGTCGGCAAAGCCTTCTATGACTCTTCTCTGTCCGATATGTGGTGAAAACAGCTCAATTTCCATATTACTCTGGTGTTTCTTCCTGTTTTTGAATAAAAGCAGTAGGAATTACATAGTAGCCAGTTTCCTGTTGATCATCTGTTATCTCTAACATTTGTGTGCTAGTTTCAATTCCGTTACTGTACTCACACTTGTAGTACGTTGTTTCTGTTACCAAGTCGTCGACAAGGATTACTGATCTTAAAAAGTATTTCATTTATAGTTTATTTCCCCAGTTTAGTTTTATCTCTAATCCTCCTTTTACTTCTACCTGCTGTATATCCATACCGTCTAGTTTAATCTGGGTCTGTAATGCCTTGATACTATTACCCCAATCACCGTCTGACTCTGCCTGTAACTTGATACGTTCTAGTTCTGCCTGATAGTATTCTCTTCTATCTCTTCTGTCCATACTAATCTGTTCAGTGATAACTTTCCAGGCTTCTTTCCACAGTTCGTTAGCTTCGAAGTTTTTGACTTGGTATTTCTCTTTTGCCCATAATGTATAAGCAGTCCAAGAAGCTAAATTTTCCATTATATAATCCACTGACTCATCTAGAGCCTTTTGATGTTGGATTGCATTCATTTTGTTTTTCATAGTTAATCTACTTTAATATAAGTAGTTTTAAAAGGATATCAAAGGTTTTCTCCAGGGTATATCTCGTAGTACTTACTGTTCTTACTATTCCCTAAATTTATATTGTAGATCCATAGCATTTCATTTCCGAAGAAGTTTAACCAGAAGTTTTCTCTCTTGAATAGCACTGAAGGATCGTCTGTCTTTACCTTCTCTATAATAATAAACTCAAAGTTGTCCTTACCTAATCTCTGCATATCTCTGTAGAGTGTTTTAAGTCCTTGGTTTTGTTCTATAGCCTCTACATCTTTCTGACTGAAATGTTCGCCCTTACGTCTTAAAAACTGATTAGTACATCCAATATACATCTTAGCTTCTGCTTTATTTACGATAGCGTAAACACCACCACCTAACTTACTTACAGACTTCTTAGTATTAGCCTTTGCTTTCTGTTTGTTTTCAGCATTCCTATTATACCACTCCTTAAAGAATTCAGGTTTATCTATTCGGTACTGATCGTTGTCTTTCTTATTACATTCCTTACAGTACTGCTGTAGACCATCCGGGCTAGCAGATTTCTTACTAAACAGTGTTACAGCCTTAACACTCTGACATTTCATACAAAACTTCATTTCCATCTTCTTAATCCTCCTTTGATAGATCTTTAAGATATTGGTTAACAACTTTTTTAACATAACGCTTGAGTGGGTTTTCCATTTTAGATAATTGCCAAATGCCGAGTGCTATTCCTACACCGACTGTAACACCTCCGATAACTTGTAGTATGATTGCCATTTTATATTTTATTATAATTAGTATAAATATACGGAAAAAATACCTACTTTGCTACTTTTTTTCTTGTTTTTACCTCTTTTACCTTCTCTAATACCTCTTCTACTACCGGATATGCAATAGCTCTTATCTGAGGGTCATACTGATTAATCCTTGATTGCCATACTCTCATAGTAGCAATATACTCACAGCTACACCCTGGAATACCTACTTGCTCTATAAATGCTTTGTTATGACCATCTCTCCATCTACTCAGGGTAGTATGATCGATTCTATAACCGGCCGTCGGTACTAGTACTTCTAAGATATGCCGGGCATCAGCTTCACTTAAGTTTTCGTTAAAGGTCATTACGGTACTCCTTCTCTATTAGATCGTGAATAAATTTAATTAAGTAAGCTAGGTTAGAGACTATAAGTGCTATCCATAGGTTCTGCAAGTATATCAGAGTGATCCAGAACCCTAAACACTTAGGACAATAGAATAACATACCTAAGTAACCAGGTAGGTTGTAAACCTTTAATTTGTCCTTTACCCAGCATAACGGGGTAAACTGATAGGCAATAAAGCATGCCAGTAATGCTAATCCAATTATTTGTAGTATCATAAATGTATATCGTATTTTTGTTTATAAGCTTTTACTTTCCTGGCTAGTTTCTGCCTTAGTGAGTAAATGTTAGTTGTTGCTTCGTTATAGGGTATTCCATAGTATTCGCAGAAGGTAGTTATCTTCCATCCTTCTACATAGATCTTCTGAAGTATATTCTGTTCGTAAAAATTAAGACTCTTATAGATCTGATCGGCCATTATTTGCTTATTAGTCTTCTCATCAGTGAACACCTCAAAGATTTCTGAACCGAACGTATTCTTTTCGTCATCGACCATATCTTTATTTCTATCCCACTTACTGCCAAACTTACGGTACTGTCCAAAGAACGGTGAGTTACTCGATTTTAACTGTAATGCCATAGTATAGGTAATAAAATTCTCTACCTTCTCGTCTAACACTATCTTCCACTGGTAATCTAATGGTTTCTCTAAGAATGCTAACAAGCAGTGAGATAGTATATCTTCCAACCAAGGACTATTATCAGTAGCTACCTTAACTGCGTTTATCCTTAACTGCGGGTATATCTGAGTTAAAATACTATCGATAATTTTTCTCTTACAATCATCGTTACATTCTTCAGGTATTGTATACTTAGGAATTATTCTACTTCGCTTTTTCATATAACTGTTTAGTTATACTTATGGCTGAATATATATTGACTTCCAGTAGGTGACATTTCTGTTGGGTGATAACTAGATTTTTTCTCTTTAGTTGCTTTCAGGTATACTTCCGACCATTCGTCTTTCGTACAGGGTAGATATATAACTTTTTTAGACATGTTTATTTATTTGATTTTGTAGTTCTAACCTATGCAAGGTAGACATCTCCATAGTATCTAACATCCATTTCAGGTATGATACTGGAACTACTGATATATGAGAATCTTTATGTTTACCAACAACCATTATCCCGTCATGAGTTCTGAAAGGTTGTTTAATCGGTTTAGTACTATTGACTCCGAATAATTGTCTAGCAAATCCCTTTGTATGCTGGACGTGTCGTTTTCTTATTTGCTTTGCCATTTTATATAATATAGTATATTTTACTCAACTAATCAACTTAACATAGTAAGAGCCTAGGTAAAAAAACCTTGGGCTTAACCTGACTATATATCAGTTTTACAACAATCTAACTATTCAGTGACCCTAGTCGCTATCTTATCTCTGATACCTCAACTGGCTCTTCGGTTACGGCGGGGATTATTACTATACCCTATTATCACTTATTATTAGAACGTCTAACGGAGACCTTGTTATTTACAAGTTCAGTACTCCGGTGGAAGAGATGGATGAGTTAAGAGGTCCGCTTTTCGAGCTTCACATTGCCACATCCCCGTCTTTATCAGTTACTAAGTAACCTACCACATTCATACATATCTAAGATAACATATTTATTCTATTTTAACAACTTAAATATAAAAAAAAGTCCCGGCAGTTGAACCGGGACTGTGGTAAGGTAGATCAAGGTATGGAAAACCTACAATGTATAACGTCTACAAAAAAGCACTGAGTAACGATCTACCTTATATAATAATACGAACTCTATTATAATTATCCAACTTATTTGAAAAAAAAACCAGCCTTTTTAGGGCTGGCTCTAAGTTATGGATATAAGATTTGAAATACCTTCAGACCGGATGAAGAATGGCTGAAACTCCACCCAGGTCTTGAAGTTTTCATATGATATATAGTCTACAAGATAAGTAAAATCATCCTTGTCCTCTACTTTTCTTAAAATAATTCTTAGAGCCTTTATTTGTTGATTGCTTCGTTTTAGAGTGAATCCCTTTGTTGGATTTCTTAGGTTTTATCCTGAACTTAATACTTGATATTACTTTTGCTTTTGCCATGCTATAAACCTTAGGTAACCTTTATGAGATACCGTACCTTAAGCT